ATCACACCGCAACTCCGTTTCATGAAAACTCACCATTGGTATCGAACCAGCAAACTGCTTCAAATAATCCCAAGCCACACTCTTCGCCTGACGATATGTTGGAGCAATATACGCAAACCTTGGATTAGCCTTGTCGGTCAAGATTGCATCACGCAGCAAGTGGTTGATCGCCATGACGGTCTTCCCGAACCGTCGATGACAAACCACAACGCTCCAGCGAGTGTCCTGTAAGCGATTGTGAAGCTCTCTCTGCAACGGCCTAGGTGAATAAGGAATGTTGATCTCAGTCAAGCAGACACTCTCCTCTTGGCTTTTTATGTGTATATAGACACGCGCGCGGTACTAGGGTGCATGGGGTGCAACGCACAGCAAAACGTGACGACACCATAACGCAATGCGCAACACTGCCTGAGTTTTTCCTGAGTAATCGCGTCACGCCCTGGTACGCGCGATCTGTGACAGCCTTTGCGTGTCGATACCAGTTTTCCACCTGGTCACCTGGCGCGTCCCTTCCTGTCTGAGTCTACACAACAGCTTGATGATCTACCATATTAGACTAATGTCTAACATATTTATTTTACATCATGGCTTGACCTGAGACAATATGAGACTTACTATGGTAATACATTCATGGAACACAACGGAGAACGACATGACTGGAGCAGAAGAAACAATGTTAATTATTTGGACAATGACAATCTTTACCTGGGCGCTTGCCAAGCATTATGACTGGTATTGATAACAGCAATTCATGGAACACAGAGGAAAACGACATGAAAAAACAAAACAGAAACGTAGTAAATGAAATAGCCGAAAAGGTCATCAAAATGATGGAAACGTCTGGAACTGATTGGATCAAGCCTTGGTCTGGCCACATAGCTGAACACGGTATGCCACGTTCAGCAGTTGGAAGGCGTTACACTGGTTTAAATTATCTCAATCTGTCAGTAACTGCCTGGGACAACAGCTGGAACGATCCGATATATGCGACATTCAAACAATGGCAAAGCATCGGCGCGAATGTAAAAAAAGGTGAAAAAGGTACTGCTGTGGTTTTCTACAAAAAGATCACAGTTGAGGACAAAGATTTTCCAGGCACAGAAACCATTATACCGATGTTGAGACACTTTTCAGTTTTCAACATTGATCAGGTTGAGGGAGCAGATGGATTAAGACCTGACCCCCAGGATATACCGGACGATCAAACCTGGGATGACAATTTAACGGCAGAAGATGTGCTGATTCGTTCTCAGGCTAGAATTGATCACAAGGCCGGTGATCGCGCTTTCTTCTCTAGCAAGCATGATTGCATTGTCTTACCACTTAAGAAACAGTTCCAGGACTCAGGTAGTTACTACGCCACGGTTTTGCATGAACTTACTCACTGGTCTGGTCACGAATCACGGCTAGATCGCAAGTTTGGCAAAAGGTTTGGAGATGCCGCCTACGCATTTGAAGAACTGGTTGCTGAATTAGGATCTGCAATGCTTTGCTCTTTAACTGGTGTCAGTGTAGAACCGCGAGAGGATCACGCAAAGTATCTCAATAGTTGGATCAAAGAAATAAAAGACGATTCAAAAAAGCTATTAACTGCCTGTTCAATGGCAGAGAAAGCAGCCACATACCTTATGGAACTGGCTAGTCAAGAAACCACAAAAGAAAAGGCCGCATAAGCGGCCTAAGGGGTATCAAATGATAGACAAAACTATATCACGCAAAGCCAAACTATATCTAGTCACGCAAGGTAAAGGTTTGGCCTGGGTAATCGGAACGTCTAAACGCGAAGCAGTTGAGGCAGCAAACCTTAAATCTATGGGACTGCCGAAAGCAAAAATTTTATGCCCAGTAACGGTATCAAACGGGCCAGATTGGGACAAATTCTACGATCTGGATGTTGCGCTGCCATGTCGGCAAGATTTTTTACCGCATAACTGGAAAGCAAATGTACGAATAGGAGGCGATGTGTTCGATTATTTTTATAAAAGGCTAGGTCACCATGAATAATACAGAGAAAACCGCACCAGGGAGCGCGCAAGAGCTTGTAGAGCAGTCACTGGCTGCGTACAAGGATGCTCACGCTATATCTGATGAAATGATTCAGGGGGGTTCGTTGACCAGGCAGGAGACAATTGTCGTTGATTTATATCTGAGGTTGATGAAGGAGTTAATGAAATGATGACAATGGTAGAAGCAAAGACATTCAAAGAACTCGAAGTTCACTGTCTATCTTGTGATCAAGTGTTTACCGAACACTTAGGCATCATCGTTGAAGTATGCCCACACTGCGGTAATCCGGACATGATGAACACTGTCTATGTACAACAAGAGGAAAGTAATGATGTTCGACTCGCTTAGCTATTACCTGGCGATGTCGATTGTCGGTTGGCTGTTGGTGGCAATACAAGTCACTATAGCCGTTTGGTTATACAAAAACTTGAGGGTTAACAAATGAGTGAAGATCACGTAAAAAAATATAACGAGAATGCTAGGAAGCATAACAAGCGAGTGCAGTCTATTCGCGAGAATCGACTGCCGAAAAGTTGTGTTGAAGCTCTCGACAGAGCAATCCAAGCAATGGATAGCCTACACTTTTCAATCAAAGAAAGTATCTGCAACAACTTCAACTGCATCACCATGGACGACATGATTCAACTTGGTCTTGCGCTTGAGAATATGAAGGCTGAGTTTCAAGAGCGGGAGTTAAAGTAACTATGAGCCAGGAAAGAGATATTCTCGGCTATCTACAGAGCCGAGGTAGCATCACAGCAATCGAAGCATTACAGGAGTTCGGCTGCTTTCGCTTGGCTGCAAGGATCAACGATCTGCGAGCAAAGAAGCACAACATAGAAACCTATGTTGCAAAGGAGAACGGCAAAAGATTTGCAGTTTATCGATTGAGGAATCAGCAATGAGGGTTTTAGTTGCTTGTGAATACTCAGGTAGAGTGCGTGAAGCCTTTCGCGCACTTGGGCATGACGCCTGGAGCTGTGATCTGCTACCCGCAGACGATTGCAGCGAGCATCACTACCGGGGCAATGCGCTTGACTTACTCAAACAGGATTGGGATTTACTGATAGCGCACCCGCCATGCACATACCTCTGCAACAGCGGAGTCTCATGGCTGCATCGAACCGAAGGAAGATGGAAGAAAATGGTTGAAGGCGCTGAGTTCTTCAACCTCTTCTGGCAAGCCGACATACCGAAGATCTGCGTTGAGAACCCGATCATGCACAAATATGCAAAGGAAATCATTGGTACAAATCAGACACAGCTAGTACAGCCGTGGATGTTTGGACATGCAGAAAGTAAAGCAACGTGTTTGTGGTTGAAGGGACTCGATCCTTTGATTGAGACTAACAACGTCAAAGAAAAATGGAAGTCTCTTCCTAAGAAGGAAGCGCAACGACTGCACATGTTACCACCCAGTAAAGGCAGGTGGAAGCTACGCAGTGAGACATACCAAGGGATTGCAAATGCAATGGCAGCGCAGTGGGGAACTTAACCCTAACTAAGCTAAACTGGAGTTAAACTAAGTTATGAGCTTAGTTTAGCTCCAGTTATTTTATAAAAAGAGTTTTTTAAGTTTAGCTACTGAGCCAAACCACTTAGTTTAACTAGGGTTTAACTTAGCTACGACAAGCGTAGCGTACTTATCCACAAGAAAGGTTGTCAAGTATGTTTTTTCACAAAGACCCGCTAAAACTGATACAAGAAATGAAAGGTTGGATGCAACTCAATGATATTTCTGTAATGTTTATTTCACGCATTCCAGATGGCTACCGAGCATTGGAGCCAGGCGAAGATCACTATGGTACAGTGGTTGCTACGCTAGAAAAAGGCCAGGACAAGTGAATCTTGAAGTTTGCCCAATCACAATCACAGAGGCCAACAGCTTTGTTGAAGAGCATCACAGACACAGCAAAAAAACACAGGGCGGCCGCTTTGCAATTGGTGCTATCTGTAACAATCAGCTTGTCGCTGTGGCGATTGTAGCCAGGCCAGTGGCAAGAAGAGCGGACGATAGGTATACAGCAGAGATAAGACGACTCTGCGCTTGTCCTGAAGCTCCTAAGAACGCTTGTTCATTTCTGTATGCACGATGTTGGAGAATCTGGCAGCAGATGGGCGGCACAAGGATGATCACGTATACACTTCAAAGTGAGAGCGGAGCAAGCTTACGGGGGGCTGGTTGGAAAATAACTGGAATCAATAAAGCACAGACCTGGGACGTTCCAAGCAGGAGCCGTAAACCC